TAAGTTATGGCGACAAAAACTATATTAGTATAACAGATGTACCAGCAGGAAAAAATCCCACTGATCCTGCGTACTGGGAATTAGATACAGGACAAAACTTAAAAGATATTCTTGCCACTTACAATAAAAATATAGCAATTAATAACGCACAATTAGAAGAAGCAAAACGTATAGTACCTAAATCAGGTTACAATACAAAGGATCTATACGTTGTTCCAACATATGGTGTATTTGAAACTAATGATTCATTATCAATGAAGGATAATCAACCTGCACCTCCTATCGCAATAGTCGTAGGAGGGTCAGGTCCACCAGTCGCAGTGACTGGAACAGTTGTTACCATGCGTAACCCTAAATTTAAAAAACCAAGTTCTGGTATAAAAGTATCAAAGGAACAACTAAAAAGTATTTGGGATATGACTGCTGATATGGATTTGTCTGACAAACTTGATAAGTTTGTACAGGCAAGTTTAGAAATAATAGAGTTAGCCCCTGAAAAAACATTAAGTGGTTCTGGTAGTGTAGAGACTACTAAAGTTCTAACTGTACAATCATTAGGTGTAATTACAGGACCATATGGTACAGCAGACAATACCTATGCTACTGCTGACCAAGATCCAGAACAGCCAGGATTTACAGATCAAATAACACCGCAAATGGATTTCCGTGCAGACTGCGATCCACGTTTCCAATATATTGCAAGATACAGTCCCAGAAGTTTTGGTTACAGCGCAGGTTATATGACAGGTGATGGAACAGCGCCAAATGGCTTCCCACTAGGAGCAGGTATAGCATTTCCACAAAATCCGCAAGTTGGTGATTATTTCTTACGTATTGACTATCTACCCCAACTTTTATATAGATGGGACGGACGTTTATGGATTAGAATAAGTAGCAATGTTAGAACAGAGACCGGCTTTAGTTTAGACGATCAATCGCAACTATCAGGCTTTATAAATAATGAAGGACAGATTTATTTACAACAAACAGGCAACACTGTTCCTTCTGCACAAGGATTATCACAAGTATTACAACTAGCACCGGATAACTTGCCTCCAATACCATAAGAGTAACACATGGCACAATTTTTTTACGACAACCAAATACGCAGATTCTTAATACAGTTTGCAAAAATTTTTAGTAACTGGTATGTAACTAAAGGTAAAGATCCTAACGGTAATGATATTCTTGTGCGTGTTCCCGTCATGTACGGTGATCAAAGTCGTCAAGCCTCAACAGTAGTTGCAAATAATAGCGCGAGCAACTTGCCAAGCGCACCACTTATAACTTATTGGATTACAGCCTTAGAATATGATCAACGTAGGACACAGGTACCATCATTTGTAGATAAAATGAACGTGCGCCAAAGATCATTTAATCAACTATCTGAAAGTTATGAAACTACACAGGGTCAAGCATTTACTATTGAACGTTTAATGCCTGTACCTTATACATTACGTTTACAAGTAGATTTTTGGACTACAAACTACAATCAAAAATTAGAATTGATTGAACAATTAGGTACACTTTTTAATCCAAGTTTAGAAATACAAAGCACTGATAACTTTATTGATTGGACTTCACTAAGTGTGGTGTATCAGGATGGATTAACATTTAGTAGTCGTAGTATCCCGCAAGGTACAGGTAATCCTATAGATGTACTCACTTGGAAATTCTACATGCCTATATGGATTAGTACAAGTACTAAACTTAAGAAACTTGGTGTTATTGATAAAATTATTGCTAGCATTTATAGAGGCACAGCATTACAAGATATACAAGACGATGATTTATTATTAGGAACTAGACAAAAAATAAGTCCATATGGTTATAAAGTCTTACTACTTAATAACACACTTCAATTAGTTCCAAACGGAACTGCATTTACTCCACCAAACAATGAGTTAGAACCTCCTACACCGCCAAACACTGATTTGTATTGGCCAAGTCTACTTAATATGTATGGTGCATATCGTCCTGGAATAAGTCAAATCTGGTTACAAAATCCATATTTAGAGCATGAGATAGTAGGCACTATTGTTGTAGATCCTTTAGATGAAAGACTTTTAGTTTATAATATAGACATGGATACACTACCACAGAATACAATGTCTCCAATTAATAGTATTATTAATCCGCAGTTAACAGGTCCAAATGCAGGATTGCCTGGACCAGTTACTGGACAAAGATATTTGATAGTTGAAAATATCGGAGATGAAGGTGTATCGACAGTATCATGGGGTAATTTAGTTGCTGAAGCAAATGATATTATACAATATAACGGTACAAATTGGGTAATAGCGTTTGATGCTAGTGAAAGCACAAGCACTGAGTTTGTCACAAATTTGACAACCAATATACAATATAGGTTTGGGGAAGGTCAATGGGTAAAATCATATGAAGGATGGTATGGTGAGGGAGATTATTCTATAGTGATTTAAAAAAGATAAATCACTACTATGAGTGTTTCAGCAGGTATATTCTTTTATTGTAAGATAACACAGCGTTATCTATATCTTTTAAGATCAGACAAAAATCCTAGTTGGAGTATACCCGGCGGTAAAATTGAAAAAAATGAAAGTCTGCTTGAAGGTCTTGAGCGTGAATGTTTAGAAGAAATTGCATTTTGGGATAAAGAATGGAAATTAATTCCTATTCAAAAGTTCGTTAACAATTCATTCACATATCATACATTTTTTTGTGAAATATCAGAAGAATTTAAACCACTACTAAATGATGAGCATAGTGGTTATGCTTGGGTAGCAGGCGAATTTTATCCTAAACCTTTGCATCCAGGATTATTTTCTACTGTTAATATTGATTTAGTGCAAGAAAAATTAAAAGTTCTTACTGAAAGAAACTAGTTACTATCATTTGAAATCCTTCGTAACCCATTGCACCGCCAACAGCTGCTGCACCTAATAACATCCATCGTAATCTATCTAATGCATTAACCTTTTCTGCGAGTTTTTCATGACTCTCAGAGTTAGAGGCCTGAAGCTCTTTAATTTGATTTAAAGTATCTTCAGACCCCTTCTCTATAGTGTGTCTCAAATCCCTAATGTCAACTTTAACCTCTTCAACTTTGTCGTCAAGGTTTTTGACTTGAACCTGTAGAACAGCGATGTCAGTTTCGGCTTGTTTGATTTTAGATAAACGAACTGTGGCTGGCATCGTTGTGTTCCTATTAAGAATTTGTTATTGTTACTACTGGGTTCAACAATCCATTTGCAGTATTTGCTGCAACTGCACTGTTGAAAGATGCTATAACATCAGGATCGATGTTTGATAGCACTGCTACACCTGTGCCTGAACCGGCACCTGTAGCAACGAATGTAATACCTGTCATGCTTGCGAATGCGCCTACAGCAGTCCAGTCAGTATCACCAGCTATTTCAATAGTGTATACTGTGCCAGCTACTAATGCAGAAGCAGCCACAGTAGTTGGGAATACTTCTGAATTATAATCACTCAATGACTGTACATATGCAGTGCTTGTATTTGCATATGTTGCAGTGATAGTGAATGTATTTGGCAATAATGCTGAGTTAGCAACATTTGCTGTATAGCAAGCCTGAGTTAGGCCTGATGTTGTACCAGTAATTAAGTACTTCGTTTTACCCTTTTGGCGAACGATGAAACCTGCTTCTGCTGTTCCATAAACAAATGATCCATCAGTTACATCAACTAGAGCATTTGCATCTAATTCAAGTTCTGTGTCATTTGTTATTGAGTCAACATAACCAATTAGTTCACCGTCTGCATCTACTAGTACACTTCCTGATGCTAACTCAGTAGTGAATACTGTGCCAGTACCAGTTACAGTTGTATTACCTGTATCACAAGTTATAGTGCCTGTACCTGCGATACCCATGCAGACACCTACTAATACTTGACTACCATAGATTGCTGTGTTACCACCAACTACGCCATATGTATTTGCGTTAGTTGCTGGATAACCTGCACCACCGATTGGATTGTTGAAATATGCATCAACAACGCCGACTGATAGTGCTACAGATTGTGCAGCAGTAGTACCTAAGTTGAACTTAGTGTATGTTGGGTTCGCTGACAACTGTGTTGCTGAAACTGTGAAAGTGCTATTGTTACCTGCGTTCAATACTTCTAATATCCAGTATGTTGTACCGGCTATTAGGTTACCTACGTTACTTGCTGGAATGAATGGCATACCAGCAATGATACCTAGATTAGTAAAGTTTGCGTTTGTTGTAACTACTTCTGTAGTTCCGTTTGTAGCAGTTAATGTAACAACTGCTTGTGCTTTTGCTATTTTAAGTGGACGACCCATTGTTTTTCTCCTCTTATGTCGGGTTCTAGCCGATACGCGGCGGGAACCGCGTAAGTCATTGAAACTGATCAATGCGCGAAGTATTTATCTTTTTTACATCTATTATCCAAACCAGTAAATAAAGCATGATTATTAATAAAAGCTACTATTTTACATTATGGGACATAGGCCACAGCCCTCCTCACGTAGTCGAAAAAATTTATAAACCACGTTATCCCTGGAATTGGACAGACAATTATGAAAATGTTTTAGGAAATAGTTGTGATGCATGGTACATAGAATTCTTTGGTAGTTTTTGTTTTCAAAAATTTAATTTGTCAGACTTTATACCAAAATATGTTTTTGAAAAAATCAAAAAAAATGAATTAAAACTTATTTTACATAACACAGGTCATGGTCAACAAGAAGCCATAGAAAATTTATATAAGGATGTTATACTAAAGTATAATTTACCATTTGATAGTGTTATAATTTCTAGTGAAAGTGCAGATATGCACCAAGCAGGAGCATATGTTAGTAAAAAGAACAATTTACCAATGCCTAGATTTTTTTTCGCTACCGAGTTTGAAGGCTATTACAGTGATTACGCAAAAAATCAACAGGTAAAATTTAATACCTTTGAACTTAAAACTTACAATAAAAAGTTTCTATGCTTGAACGGTTTTTATAGACGACATAGAGCAGCACTAATAACTATGTTATCAGGTTTAAATTTATTAGACAAAGGAATAATAAGTTACAATATTAAAGATGGAGGAGCAACTCCAGAAGATACCTATGCCTTTATGCAAGAATTTTTTGC